TGATCGTCGTCATCGTCTTCTCGCTGCTGCTGTTCCTCATCAAGCGCTACAAGAAGTGCCCCTCGGACAAGGTCATGGTCATCTACGGCAAGGTGGGCAGCAACAAGGACGGCTCCACCCGCAGCGCCAAGTGCATCCACGGCGGCGCGGCCTTTATCTGGCCGGTCATCCAGTCCTATGAGTTCCTGGATCTGACCCCCATGTCCATCTCGGTGGATCTGGAAAACGCCCTGTCCCGCCAGAACATCCGCATCAACGTCCCCAGCCGCTTCACCGTGGGCGTCTCCACCGAGCCGGGGGTCATGCAGAACGCCGCTGAGCGCCTGCTGGGCCTGAAGCTCCAGGAGATCCAGGAGCTGGCCAAGGACATCATCTTCGGCCAGCTCCGCCTGGTCATCGCCACTATGGACATCGAGGAGATCAACACCGACCGGGATAAGTTCCTGGAGGCCGTCTCCCGCAACGTGGAGGGCGAGCTCAAGAAGATCGGCCTGCGCCTCATCAACGTCAACGTCACCGACATCTCCGACGAGTCCGGCTACATTGACGCCCTGGGCAAGGAGGCCGCCGCCAAGGCCATCAACGACGCCAAGAAGAACGTGGCCGAGAAGGACCGCGACGGCTCCATTGGCGAGGCCCAGGCCCGCCGCGACCAGCGCATCCAGGTGGCCCAGGCCGACGCCTCCGCCATCCAGGGCGAGAACTCCTCCAAGGTGGAGGTGGCCATGTCCAACGCCCAGCGCCGCGAGAAGGAGGCCGAGGCCACCCGCATCGCCACCGCCGCCGAGAAGATCGCCGCGGCCCAGGCCCTGGAGGAGGCCTACGCCGCCGAGCAGAAGGCCGAGGCCGCCCGCGCCCAGCGTGAGAAGGCCACCCAGGAGGCCGACGTCATCGTCAAGACCGAGATTGACAAGCGCCGCCGGGAGCTGGAGGCCGAGGCCGAGGCCGAGCAGATCCGCCGCCGCGCCAAGGGCGAGGCCGACGCCATCCTGGCCAAGATGCAGGCCGAGGCCCAGGGCGCCCAGGAGATCCTGGTCAAGCAGGCCGACGGCCTGCGGCAGATCGTGGCCGCCGCGGGCGGCGACGCCGACCACGCCGTGCGCCTGATGCTGGCCGACAAGATGGAGGAGCTCATGCGCATCCAGGTGGACGCCGTCAAGGGCATCAAGATCGACAAGGTCACCGTCTGGGACGGCGGCGAGCAGAAGGATGGCAAGACCGCCACGGCGGGCTTTGTCTCCGGCCTGATGAAGTCCATTCCGCCCATGAACGAGATGTTCGACATGGCGGGCATGGAGCTGCCCCGCTTCCTGGGCAAGAACAAGGAGGAGCCTGCCGCTCCCCCCGCGCCCGCCGCAGAGCCCGGCGCGCCCGCAGAAGAGTCCTGATAATTGGAAGGCCCCCGGAACCTGATGGGTTCCGGGGGCCTTTCTGCTTTAAATTAGAGCTTCTTTTCGGCAAAGCTGTAGCGAGACACGCAAAACGCTATTATTTCGTTAGCCAGAAAGTTGCTGTCAAATCCTTGGGGCCGTATGGATAGAGGCTATTTTGACTAACGAAAAAGGGACACGCAAAACGCTATTTACTACCCGACTAACGAAAATCAAAAAAAGAGCCAAAAACCCCGCAAGGACTTGGGAATAAAGGCCTTGCGGGGTTTTTGTACTCTTATATAACGAAACGATTAACGAAAAAGAGACATGCAAAACGAAATCAATAATTATCCATAAAGTACAAGTATTTATTCAAGTTAAAGTTTCATTTCTTCCCCATACTTTTCAAGAAAGATATTGACGGCGCTCTTAACAAATTGGTTGATGTTTTCAAGAGACTTAGCACAGGAATTTTTTACAGAAACCCAACCCATAGCATCGTTTTTGGAAGGTTTAAGTGAATCAGGGGATACCATCGCCGTAAGTCTCTCTAACTCATCCATCACAGAACAAATAGCCTTACGATATACAATTGCATCTTGCTGGTTCAGCTTTCCTGTGTTTAATGTTCCCGCTAAATAGCAGAAGGATTGTACCATGCTCACTAAGGATTCACCAGTTGAATTCCGGAGTTCCTTTTCAAAAGTAGATCTTAGTACATTGTACTTTGAAAGGGCACCCTCATCGGTTGTTATGTCCCAAGTAGGTAAGGGAGTACCTACACCGTCAATTAACCATTCTTCACTAATTGAAAATTTAGCACACAAAAGCTTGAGTAAACTCATAGAGGGGTTATCTCTTCCGTTTTCAATACCGGAAATATGGGTTTGTGAAATTCCCAATTCAGACGCAAATTGTTGCTGATTAAAACCCAAATCTTTACGAATGGTTTTAAACCGTTCGTTAACTGTTGACATAATATCCCTCCTTAGCGGAATCCGATAAAAACGAGTTGACAATATCAGAAACTAATATTATAATGAAACCAGATAACTAATTATATCGGGAACTGTTAAAAAAATCAATAGGAGGTGACAAAATGTCCAGGACTACCAATCTTAACAACAAGCCGCCTCTGGGTACACTGATTGGTAAGAGACTGAAGGAAATTGGCAAACAACAGAAATGGCTCGCACAGGAAGCGAGGCTATCAAAAACTTATCTTTGTGCCGTCATCAACGGTCGTGCTATCCCGACATTGGCTGCTCTCAAACAGATTGCAAAGCCGCTTGGCCTTGACCCTTTTGATCTGGTCTCGGCCTTATTGGGCAAGGAATCTTAGGGATTTCGATTTGGTCAATGAAAATTTTCCTGTTTGCATAGCATAAGTTTAGTTTGACAGGAGGTGAGTCCCTTTGACATGGCTATCCGTCAGAGAAGCGGCACAAGCCCTTCATGTGACCGAACGGGCAGTTCAACTTGGCGCACAACAAAATAAATATGAAACCCGCCATGTCAATGGCAAGGGGCGGGGCGGCAAGCAACTGCGCATCGCCCTAGAATCACTTCCAGAGAGTGCACAGGCCCGGTATCGCGGGGAAGTACCTCCTCCCGAGGATATCCTGCAATTCACAGGCAAACAGCGGGACGAGGCCAATTCCAAGGCTTGGGTTGTGGAGCAGTACCATCAAATGGGCCTGTCACCGGATGATTTTGTATCCTGGTTCAATTCAAATAATCCTATCGAGGACGCTATCACCAAAAGCAAGCTGTTCCGCTGGCAGCACAAATACCAGGGAAAAGATGTGACGGAGCTGATTGACCGACGCGGAGGGTACAACCGGGGAAAAGACACAATTCCTGATGATGCATGGGAATTGTTCTACTCACTCTATATGACCCAGCAAAAGCGGTCTGTCCGCCTTTGCCACCACATTACCAGCATGGAATATCCCGATATTCCGTCTTATAAAGCCTTTGAACGAAAGGTCCAGACGATTCCCTACTATGCCATTCTCTGTTACCGTGAGGGACCGAAAGCTTTCAATGACGCCCTTCCCTACATGGAGCGCAGCAAGCTGGATATCGCCTCTAATGATATCTGGTTCTCAGACCATCATCTGGTAGACATTTTCGTAAAGAGCGCAGACGGGACAAAGGTTATCCGCCCGTGGCTGACAGTCTTCTTTGATGCCCGCTCTAACCGGGTTATGTCCTTTCTTGTCAGAAATGCAGACCCCAACGCAACGGCTGTAAAGAAATGCTTCCGCCTGGGTGTCGAGCAAAACGGCGTACCCAATGAGGTGTACTTCGACAACGGCAAAGACTACCGCTCCAGCAGTTTCAGCAAGGATTATCCTATGTCGCTGGTGAATCAGTTGGGGATAGGAACGATATATGCAACTCCCTATCACGGTGCTGCTAAGACCGTGGAGCGGTTCTTCGGCACATTCACCAACCGCTTTAGCCGCCGCTTCAAGACCTACACGGGCTGCAACGCCAAAATCAGGCCGGAAGAAATGCAAATCCCAAACGAGAAGATTTTGCCCCTTGCCCCCACGCTGGATGAATTCATAAGGCTGCTGTCCGACTATATAGCAGAGTATAATCGAACCCCAAACAGCGGCACGGACATGGAAGGCAAATGCCCCGACCAGGTTTATTCCGAAAATCTGGCCGTAAAGCGGGTTATCAGCGACCATGATGCCCTTCGTCTTCTGTGCGGCAATACCGAGGAGCGGGTGGTCAACAAAAGCGGTGTCTCCATCAAAAACAACCACTATTATCATGATGCACTTCTCTCTCACATGGGTGAGCGCGTCATGGTAGTCTATGACCCGGACAACATCGACAAAATGGCCGTCTTTGATATGAAGGGCCGCGCGATCTGCTTGGCGGAAGCTAAAATCCGCACCCCGTTCCGGCATACCAGCGAGGAAGACTATATCCGGGCCGCAAAGGAGAAGAAAGCTGCCCGAGCCATCGTCGCCAAGTACAAGCCAACCCGAGAAATGGATATTCACGAAATCGTGGCCCGCAACCAGCTCATGGAGAAAGCCTTCACCGAATCCGGCGATCCGGATATCGTGGAGCATATAGCGCCCCAGGCGGCGGAAAACTCCGCTATCCTAAACCGAACCCAAACCACTCGGCGCATTCGAGAGGAGGAGAGTGTAAGCGCCACGCTGTTAGGCTTCTACCAAAAGCAAGCATAGGAGGAAATGTAATGTTTTCTGAAACTAGAGCCGCCCTTGTCGATTTTATGGAGCGGAGCGGCAAATCGCAGCGGCAGATATCCCGCGAAACAGGGCTTTCCCAGTCTGTTATCTCGCAGTTCCTGAATGGCTGTTATGCGGGGGACAACGAGGAAGTCGCCAAGTCCATCAATCAGTATCTAACCATCGGTAAAGAGCGTTTAAACACTGTTTCAAAGACGCCTTTTTACCCCGAGCTCTACAACACGCGAGAGGTTCTTTTTACATGTCTCTATGCGCACCAGCACAATGACATCACCTTAGTGAGCGGTGATGCAGGAGCGGGGAAAACGACGGCCCTTCGCTACTATGCTGAAACGAATACCGGGGTTATCTTCATCACGGCTAATGCCTGTACCACATCGGCCACCGCTGTACTGAGCCTGATTTGCCAGCAGGTGGGGCGTCAGGTTCCGGGCAGGAAAGCGGCGCTCATGAACACGCTGGTGGAGCAGCTAGTCGGGACAAACCGCTTGATTATCATCGACGAGGCCGATCACCTGTCGCTGGACGCGCTCCAGGCCGTGCGCAATCTCAATGATCTGGCCGGGGTAGGTATCGTCCTATCCGGCAATGATAAAATTTACCGTCAAATGAAAGCCGGACGCCGGAGCTATGAGTTTGACCAACTCCGCACCCGGATCGTTATCCGCAAAAAGATATACAACGATTACAAAATTGAGGAAATGGAAGCTATGTTTCCAGGTCTCAGTGAAAGCTGTATCGGCTATCTGTTGAAACTGGCCCAGGGCGAAAGCTTACGCACCGCCAAGAAACTGTATAATGTGGCAGCGGAATTTGCCGCTGCCCAGGGGAGCACACTCACCGTGAGGCACCTTCGTGATACCCATCGGCAGCTTTTGGGGGAGGTCTGCGCATGAACGCCTACATAACAGCAGACAGAATAAATGAGAAAAGGACGGCTGCTACCGCAAATAACAGCCGCCCAAGTGCTGGGGAAACTTCTGTCAAGAAGTCCTATATAGTATATCATTCGTTTCGTTGTTTTTCAAGATAGGACAAGTCCCCAAATTTGAAAGGAGCGTTTTTTTGTGGCAGAGTTTAACTTTGACAGCCTGGATATCAGCAGAGTGAACAATGAGACCATCGCGGAACTGGGTGAGATTTTATGGCAGTATACTTCGGTTCATTGCCAAGAGGATATAGATATTGCTGAAAAATACCGTGATAGCGTTGATGCTTTAGTGGACAGCCTCAACCCCAAACAGAAGAAATGGTTCGAAGCATACCAGGAAATGGTCTCTGATGCATTGGTTTTGGCGGAGCGGCGGCGGTTCGTTTGCGGTTTCAAAACGGCTATGCGGCTGGCCTTGGAAAGCATGAAGTGAGGAGGAAACACAAAATGTTGAGCAAAAGGGTTTTGGACGCTTTACGGGAGCAGTTCCACGAGGAATTCGGCGAGCTGAGCGAGAGGGACAGCTACATAAAGCGCATGAAGGCCGATGCCTTTGCGCTGATCGGCAGCATGACACCCAACGACAGGCGGTTGCGGTGTGAGGTGGATGACGCCATCAACGGCATTGTCTCAGCTTCGTCCCTGCTGGGCTTTTATATCGGGGTTCAGACTGGGGCTGATATGGAGCGGCATATCTCTGATTCCAAGCTGCCGGAGCAGATTTTGAATGCGTTCCAGGAGCTTAATGAATAATTTTGTTTCTACCCCCGTTATCGCGCGTGATAACGGGGGTAGAAGTGTCTGGGCGTATATGCCCTTCAAATAGCGAATTAAACGGGTAGTGGATATTGCTGCTCACTGTCATATCTAAATTTTGCTTAGAAGCAATTCCAAGAAACGTTTCAACAAGACTTTTCGTAGAAATGGCGTTACTATTAAAAGGCAATTTGTTGGATGAAAGGCGGTGCATAGTATGCTGGAGCCATGGACAAATGAGCTTACATCTTCCATGCTGCCTGATGGGATATGTAAGAGAATCGCTGAGGAAATCGGAGCGGACAATCTTCTAAAATTGGCTGTGCTGGTTGGTGGCTCAACCTTTTATATGCCCCAAGCTGAAAGCATTCTGCGCCCGCTCAGAAATCAGAAAATCAAAGAGGCATATAACGGTTACAACATCCCTGAGCTTGCAGAAAGATATGGCGTTACCCAGCGGCTTGTTCAGGAAATTGTACGGCAGAAACCATCTTACCCCACATCTGACTAAACAGGAGGTCAAACCAAATGATTATCAACAGCGGCACAATTCGGGAGGCGTTCCAGAGCTTCAACACCGTGTTCAACAAAGCGTTCCATGAAATGGAGGCGCAGTACCCCCGCGTGGCTATGGAGGTTCCCAGCGAGACGCGGGACGAAAACTACGCATGGCTGGGAGCTGTCCCCTCCATGCGGGAGTGGATTGGTGACAGGGAAATCAAAAACCTGGCCGCCTACGGCTACACCATCCGCAATAAGGACTTTGAAGCGACTGTGACTGTTCCCCGGAACGATCTGGAGGATGACTGCATCGGCGTCTACAAGCCTGTGTTCCAGGATTTGGCCTACAGTGCCCGGAAGCACCCGGACAAGCTGGTGTTCGGCCTGTTCCCCCGTTCTTTTACGGAGAAGTGTTTCGATGGCAAGCCCTTCATCAGCGATGACCATACCCCTGCCTTTGCTGGACATAAGGCCAAGGCGCAAAGTAACAAAGGAACTTACAAACTTGTACCGGAAAGCTACGGGGCAGCTCGTACTCAAATGATGTGTCTGGTGAACGACCAGGGTGAAGTGATGAATATCGTCCCTGATCTGCTGGTAGTTGCCCCTCAGAAGGAGGCTATCGCCCGGACTATCCTTATGGCGAATGAAATTCACCAGGAGGTCAACATCTACAAAGGCACCGCTGAGCTGCTGGTAGTACCGGAGCTGGCCGCTAACCCGGAGCAGTGGTTCCTGCTGTGTACCAAGCGGCCCGTCAAGCCCTTTATCTTCCAGCTCCGCCGCAGGCCGCAGCTTGTCGCTAAGGACAGCCCCAGCGATGACAATGTTTTCTTTAGTAAAGAATTCATCTACGGTGTGGATGCCCGCTACAATGCCGGGTATGGCCTGTGGCAACTTGCCTTTGGTTCCACCGGCGAAGCAGATATGCCTACTGGGGAATAAGGAGGAGCCATGGACATCAAGTATATTTTTCTGAGCAACTCCCTGCCTTTTGAAGAAAGCGGCTATAGCCCCCAGATGTCCCGCAAGCTGGTAAAACTACTCCCTTTGGGACTGGTTCACAGTACAAAAGGGGATTTTCTGGTGGATCATGAATCCTTTCGATCTATCCGCAATAGATTCATGGAGCGTCAGCTTCAAATCCCTATTGATTATGAACACCAGACTTTACAGGATGTGCAGGCCCCAGCAGCAGGTTGGATCAAGAATATCGTGCTGAGAAACGATGGTATCTATGGTGATGTGGACTGGACAGATCGGGCAGCAGATTACCTGAAAAATCGTGAGTACCGATATCTGTCACCCGTTATTCAGATTCAGAGAAATACGCGACGGGCGGTTGAGCTCCACTCTGCGGCCCTCACCAACACCCCCGCCATTGATGCCATGTCGCCCATTGCCTGTACTGATAAGCCTAACGAAGGCGAGGGCAGCGCAGAACAGGAGAACATAGAGGACGGCAGCAAGGGCACTTTGGCGGAGCTGGCAGCACTTTTGCAGCTTGACCCGTCCGCCACCATAGAGGATGTCTATCAGGCCGTCGCTGCTTTGCTGGAAGGGCAGGAAGCTCTAAAGCTCAAAGCAGACGCTTATCAATTTGAGATTGCCCGAACAAAAGCGGACGGTGTTGTACTGGAAGCGATGAAGGCCGGGAAGATACTTCCCTTCCAGCGCGACTGGGCGTTCCAGTCTGCAATGGATGACATGGACAGTTTCAACCTTTGGCTCAAGACCGCGCCACAAGTTGTACCTATGGGTGAGGTTTGCCCCGAGAATCTTTCCCAGACACAACGCCATCGTTCCAGGGCTCACGAGCTGATGGGGCTGTCTACTGAGGATATCACAAAATACGGGAATGTCTAATAGGAGGTTTTGACCATGGATTTTGAGAAAGTCGGCGGTCACAATGCCGCCGTCCGAGGATACATCCTCCGTATGCTGGTGAAGGGCTACCATAACACTCTGGCCGTCCGCCGCGTCTCCAACTGCCTTGTCCGGGACGGGCTGGTTTCTGACCCGGATATTTGGGAGCACTTGAAATACCTCTATGATATGGGCTTCATCGAGTTCACCAACAGGAAGATCACACCCGACACAGCCTATGAGCAGGACGGTGTGGCACGGTTAACCACGAAGGGCGTTCGTTTTATTGAGAACGGCGGCGACCCGGAATCGGGGATTGATTTGTGATGGGTAAGCCCAGAAAGCCGCGCTCAGACGCAAAGATGTATCAGCTCCCCAAGGCTGTCCTTGATGAAGTCAACGAGCGCATTATGATTTATAATATGAGCTATTCAGATATCATTGCATGGCTTGCAGGGCAAGGCTACAAAATCAGCCGATCATCGCTGTCCCGCTACGCTTTCAAGGTGGTCGAATCAGCACAGCGCATTGCGGATGACTTGGAGAAAACCAAGCATATCATTGATGTTATCGGCAGAAACCCCGACCTGGATACCACCCAGGCCACCAGCGCCATCCTCAAAAGCGGACTATTGCAGAAGATTTCCTCCGCTGAGGAAGAATTCAACGATATGCCGATAGAAAAAGCGGGGCGTTTGTTCGTCCAACTTATTAAAGCCGATGCTGATCGTAAAAGGACAGACTACATCACCAAACGGAAAGCGGAGCTTGCCCTTGACCAGATGGAGGCAGACTTACTGGCCCAGATCAGGCAATATCCGGATTTGACCTCACAGCTAAAGGATGTACTCAATCAAGCCCGTACCCGGATAATCGGCTCGGAACTCGAATAGAGCACAGCAGCGGCCCGTCTCTATCTTATGAATGAGGCGGGCCGCTATGCATACTTATTCTATTTTGCGTCCAGTTATTCCTGTTTAAATATCGTTTAATTGCAGATAAAACCGCCTCTTTCAAGGTACCCCAGTTTCGTTTTGTGTGTCCCATGACAAAAGCGCATGAGGATGACGGCCACCTCGGCGCGGGTGGCGGTGCCGGCGGGGTCGAGCCGACCGCCGTCCTTTCCGGTCAGCAGACCCTCGCCCACGGCCCAGCACAGGGCGTCCGCCGCATAACCGCTGGCCGCGTCCTTGTCGGCAAAGCCGTCCAGGCCGCCTGTGGGCTCCGGTGTGCCCGCATAGCGGTACAGCATGGCCGCTAATTGCTCCCGGGTCACCGCGTCCTCCGGACCGAAGGCCCCGGTGTCATACCCGGCCACAATCCCCTGGGCCGCCGCCCAGTTCACCGCGCCGGCATACCACGCGTCCGCCGCCACGTCGGTGAAGCCCGCCCCGCCGGGGGCGGCAGGACTGCCCGCCAGGTTCCAGAGCACCTGCGCCGTCATGGCGCGGGTCAGCACCGCGCCGGGGTCAAAGGTGACGGCGCTGGTACCGTCCATGAGGCCCTTTTCATACACATAGGCCACCGCATCATAGTACCACTCGCCGCTGCTCACGTCGGTGAAGGGCAGGGATTCGGGCTGTTCCGGCTCGGTTTCGATCACGGTGAAGACCGCCTCGACCTCCACCTTGGAAGCGGGCATTTTGAAGGTATATTTGCCGTCGCCCTTGTCGGTGAGCTTGATGGAATCGCCATCCTTGCCGGTGACGGTCAGCTTGTCCAGCTCATAGCCCTCGTCGGGCTTCACGGTGATGGTCACGGTGGTGCCTCTGGAGGCGCGGGTGGGGCTTACCTTCACGCTGCCGTTGTCCGTGTCCTCCACGCTCACCGTGTACCGGGTGGAGCTGGAGGAGGAGCCGCCGGAGGAGCTGTTTTTCGAGAATGTCGCATGGACGGTGCAGTCCTTTGTCACATTCTGAACGGTGTAGGTGCCGTTATCGTTCTGCACCACGTCTGCGGCGGTGCTGTCATCGACGGTCACATCAGAGATGGAATATCCGCTGTCGGCGGTGACGGTGAAGGTCTGACTGCCGCCCTTGGCAACGGCCACCTTGCCGCTGGGAGTGATGGCGCCGCCTTCGCCGGCGGTGGCGGTGATGGTAAAGCCCTGCGCGGGGTCTGTTGTTCCATCGCCTACCACCGCACTGCCAATGTCCGTAGTAATATCCCTGGCCGAGTCATCTGTGTAGGCCAGTTTGATCTTTAGCTGCTTGTCTTCTTTGGTAGTCTTGTTGTCCGCAATGGTAACAGGGAAGGAGCCGGTATCATTTCCGTCCTTTTCGCCCGTCTTTGTTGTTACCCCAAGAACAATATCGCCGCCCAAAATTGGATTCGAATTGTTAAAAGTACAACCGGAAATAGTCAGGGACTTGACGCTGGCCCGCGCGCCGGTGATATCATCGGCTTCAGTCCCGTCACCCGTGCCGCGTTCAGCGACTTTAATGGGGCCGGAAGCACCGCAATTTCCTTCAAACCTAGTGTTGGTGATCGAGATCACGGCATCCTGTACGGCGACCAGGTTCAGATCGATGGCATAGTTAATGCCGCCGCAGTTCGTAAAGGTGCAGTCATCAATGGTCAGATTTTTCACGTTGGTCAGATAAAGTCCCTGTCCACCGCTCACTCCTGCCTTGGAGTTTTGCACGGTGCAGTTGGTCATAGTCAGGTTCAGACCGCTGACAACAGTTGCGCTCTGATTCTGAGAGGTAATGAGGATGGATTTATCCGCCGTTCCATCTCTGTTGGTGTCGCCGTCCACGGTCAGATTATTCAAGGTGAGGTTCGTGTTGGTCTGGTTGGCATCGTCGCCCGAAGCTACCGAGCAGTTGACGGTGCCGTACAGGGTCTTGCCGTTGCCCTCAATGGTGAGGGTGCTGCCCGCCGCAATGGATATGTCTTTTGTCACATCCTGCAGCAGGGTGAGGGTGTGATCTTCTGCGGACAGCGCGGCGGTCAAAGCCTCATCGATAGAGGTGTATTTCGTCTCCCCGACCTGTGCCACAAGGACGCCCTCTTCCGTCTTTTCAAAGGTGTCCCCAGAGGCCAGGGTGATGGTGGGGATGTCCGCATCCTTGGCCGCCTGATAGGCCAGCTCAACCGCAACCTCGCTGCCATTTTCGGCCTTCACATTGGAGATGGTCACCGGGAACGCGCCGGTGGAGGGCGCGGCGGCATTGTTCTCTCCCTTTCCCTGGGAACCCAGTTGAATCTTGGCCCCCTCGGAGAAGGTGCAGTCCGCAACCACAGCGGAGGCAATGGTGGCGGGTTTTACCTCTCCGTCTCCCGACGGCTTTACATCTTCGGCCGCGTCGTCCTCGCCGTTGCGCTGGTTCAGCTTGATGGCATTCTTCTTATAGCTGCCCGTAAAGGTACAGCCCCGGATCTCCACTGTGGAACCCTGGATGCCGCAGAGGTTCCAGTTGATTCCGTACTTCAGGCCGTCCTCTCCGGCGTTGAAGGTGCAGCCTTTAATCACCAGAGACTGGCAGTTGGGCAAATACATAAACGAGGAGTTTGTCTTGTCTCCGGCGGTATTGCCGGTAAAGGTACAGTCCGTCAGGGTCAGGTGCAGTCTGGGGGGATTGGGGCGCGTCTGCACATTGGTCAGGGCAAACTGTCCCTCCTTAAACTCCGTTCTGCTGATAGTCAGGTATACGTCCTTACCGTCGAGAGCGTCGCCCTTCACCGCCTCATTATAGGCGGCTACCGTAGTGAAGGGCTCCTCCTGCGTGCCCTTTCCCTCCTCTGTGGGCACGGGCTCCTGTGGCTCGTCGCCGGGCTCCGTCCTGGCGTCCGCGCTTGTTTCCTCCGTCTGTTCCATTCCGGCGATGGGAAGGGGCTGCTCCGCGTCCGCCGCAAAGGCGGACGGCATCAGCGTCAGCAGCATGCACGCCGTCAGGCACACCGACAAGATGCGTTTCTCCATGATTCTGTTTTCCTCCTTTTTGATGTCAGGGGTCGTGGCCGCAGAAAATGTGTGTCAATACCACTCCGCCGTACCGGAGGTTCCCGCAGGATGCCATTCGGACTGCATACAAAACAGCTTAAAACAGGAAGCGCGGGTCTCCGGCCAGGTGAAACAGCATTGGCCGGCAAACCACCTCCTTTTGGAAAAGTGTACCTTTTAAAATGGTGGAAATGCAGGAAAATCTATGTTAAAATGTAATTGATATCGCCGTATTTCTGTGCTATACTTTACACTAGGTAGTGCGACTATTTCATTTGTAAACGTACACTTTTTCAAACAAACAAAGCGCCTCTGGAATATTCCAGAGGCGCTTTTTGCATATAGTTCCGTTACAGCAGGGTGAAATCCAGCAGCTCGTGGCCCCACGCCCGCTCTGGGGCGTCCAGCCCGCGGCCGCCCACCATCAGCTCGCCGCACTGGTTGTCGTAGGGGTCTTGCCGCCAGGCGGGCATGGGGGGCGTCAGGGGGGCCTGGAAGGCGGAATTGGCTACCATCCGCCAGGGGTCCAGGCTGCCGAAGTAGTGGGCCCGGCGGGCGTCCTCCCCGCTGCGGCGGGCGGAGGAGCCGAAGGAGCAGTCCGCCCACAGCCAGCCGTGGGGGGCCAGGTAGAACATGGCCCAGTCGTGGGGGCCCACCCGGCCGGGCCGGACGGCCAGCCCGCTCTGCCACCGGGCGGGGATGCCCGCGATGCGGCACAGGGTGATGAAGAGCAGGGCGAACACCCCGCAGTCCCCCCGGAGGGTCTTGGCGCACTGGTCGGCGATGCAGTCCAGCTGGAGGTAGGCGGGCTGATAGCGGTAGTCCACCTGTCCGGTGACGTAGTCGTAGATGGCCTTCGCCTTTTCCGCCGGGTTGGCGCACCCCTCGGTCAGCCGGGCCGCCAGCGCCCGCAGGTAGGGGGTAAAGACGATGTGGGGCGGCTGCTCCTCCAGATCAAAGTCCGGCTGCGCCAGCTCCAGAGAGAGGGACATGGGAGCCGTGTACTCCGCCCGGAAGAGGTAACGGTAGGTGACGGAGAACTCCCCCACGCCGTTTGTTTTCCACCACATGGTGCGCTGTGGTGCATACTCCGGCGCGGCCACCCCGCCGGGGGTGCAGTCCAGCAGCTCAATATTGCTCTGCTGGGGGCAGGCCGCCGGGAGGGGCAGCCACGCCTGCACCTCCTGGCCCGCAACAGGCACCAGCGCCCGGATGCTCGCCTTCAGGGTGATGCGGGCGGTGAGGGAGCCTTCCCGCTCCATCCGGGCCAGCACGGCATCCCGCTCCGCGTTGTCCACCGCCTCGTGGACAAGCCCCGGTGCCTCCTTCGGGTAGATGCGCAGGGACTCCAGGAACTCCCGGTGTACCCGCAGCTCCCCGTCCACCATCCGCCAGTCGATGCGCCCGCCGTCCAGCAGGGCGTCGAACTGCGCCTCGGTAAAGCCGGGCCACTCCGCCCGTACCAGGGCCACCGCCTCGGGGCGGGTGTAGGGGTAGTCGTAGGGCAGGCGGGTCAGCCGCAGCCGCTCCGCCTCCAGCCGGGGGGCCAGCAGGGGCTGGACGCCGGAGGAGAGCCGGGCGTCGATCAGCCGGAGCGCCCCCGCCAGATCCCCCATATCCCTGCGGCGGGCGATGTCGGCGGGCAGGGCGTCGTTCAGGTGGAGAAAGGCCTCATTCTGGTTGTGCATAAATATCCCCCTTTGCGTTTCCTGTCCCCAGCATAGCACAAACCGGCGGGCAAAACAACCGTGCCGGGACAGCGCTGCTGTCC